GACCAATTTGTTCAACAATGGGATTTTACTAAATCTCTTTCAAAGTTCTTTGACTTTTTGCATTTTATGGCATACAAGTATAATTTGAAAATTGACGATTTAGTTTCGGACTTTAATGATTTTGCTAAAGAAGAGGAAATCAAGATAAAATCCGTTTCAGTAGAAGATGACTATAAAAACTTTTTGGATAAACAAGAAGACACGCTTACGCAGCAATTTCAGAAAGAACATGCGTTCCAAACGTCCACACGTGGTCTCAAGATACGGGGTGTATATCCTACACAAGACGAAGCCGAAATCCGTTGCAAGAAACTGCGTGAAAACGACCCCAATCACGACATATTTGTTGGTCCAGTTGGAATGTGGATTCCGTGGGATCCGGATGCCTATAAGACTGGTCGCATTGAGTTTATGGAAGAAGAACTCAATCAACTGCATCAAGAGAAGTTGAAGAATGAGGAGAAAGCAAAACAAGAGTTCGATCAGCGCATCAAAGACACTAAACGCAAGGCCATAGAAGAGAATATTAAACTTGCCGAAAAGAGTGGTAATGTCCTCACACAATCTTTAGACGAAAATGGCAATTTGATTGGTGTAAAAGAAACTGTCAACTTTGATGAGCGCGAAGTATCTGATATGGCAACTACTGATCTGCGTAACGAGCTATTGCGATCTTCCTATGCTAAAAAAGAAGAGTAAAGAGGCGATAAGTGTGTTCTGATTATATATTATAAAAACGTTTATAGTATATAGTATATAGTATGGATTTGTGCAAATATAAAAACTTGTTTGGCGAATTGGGAAAAGGTATTCATTCTTATCGCATATTTAATATAGCTTATTTAGATTTTGTAGTAACTGCAGTCGGTGCCTATATATTATCGAAACTATTCAGAACACCTTTTCTATATACGTTTATCGCATTTTTTATAATTGGTATAATAATACACCGATTATTGTGTGTCCGAACTACCATAGACAAATTTCTATTTCCAAATGCAGAGTAGTATGTATAGATTAACTTTTACTAGTAGAGGTTAAAATCCTCTACTAGTAAAAGCAGACACTATGTAGTATATCCGTCCTTCCATAAGGACGGTTCTACTAATAGATGTTAAAAACATAAAACATTAGCATAATATATATAAATACTATTATACATTATGATGCATACAGAGAGTGAACAAAGTGCAATAGATATAATGAATGCAATGTCTACTAATATAAAAAAACACGAAGATAAGGCAACTCGACTTGAAACTCGCTATGAAAAATGGAAACGCTCCAGAAAAGCGAAAAGTGGATGGGTAAATCGGTGGTGTTGCTGTCTGTTTAAACCATCAACAAATGAAAACAAAAACTTGGATACAACCCCGCTTACCTCATGAGATAATGTTATAAACTACGTTCTATGGAGTTTCCTCGCATAATACATATACCAAACTCCAGATAACGTAGTTATAGAGTATTACCATTTGGTTTTCTTGACATTAATTGGTGGTCCGGCGCTCTTCTTTTTGTTTTTACTCGGGTCATATGCATCGTCTTCGTCGTCATCCGCTAAGTTCTTGGATATTTCCCAGAACTCTTTGGACCCCAATTTGAAATCCGGCCGTTTTTCGGCTTTATACCAAAATATTTGGTCCTGTAGTTTATTTGATTTAGCATTGTTGTTTATGACTAAACATTCATAGTTCTCCGTGGTTTGGTCCATAACCGAATTGAACGATTCAAACGTGGGAAACATAGAGGCATAATTCTCCCATATACGTTTCCGATTTGTCATATAAGGTTCTCTCAAAATAAAGACATAATCGATATTGGTTCTCAAATTAGGCGGAATACCCAATGGGTATTGCATAGTAATAATCAACATAACTTTCCAGTGACGCCCGTTCATAAAAAGCAAACGCATCATTTTGTCCCGGGTCCATGTCTGGTCATATAAACAATCATCCAAAATAACAAATGTGCGGGGGTCAATTGTGCTCCTGCGATACGTCTCTATTTCTTTATTGACTTGTTTCAGCACGGTTCGCTGACGCTTCAAAATGTTCTCTATTAATACAGTATTGTATTCTTCGTGAATAAACAATTTAGGAACATGGGCCGCATAAAATCCGTTACCAGCTTCTGTTCCTGAAATAACGGTTCCAATAGGAATATCCTGATGATGATATAGCAGATCTTGGACCAAAAATGATTTACCAGTGTCTCTTCTTCCAATCATAACAATAACTGGCCCTTTATTTTCATCCGGTTTAAATGTAATGGACTTCATATCAAACTTTTTTAATTCTAGTGTCATTGTTCTCCTAAATAATCGAATATAATATACAGTGTGAAAATTACGAAGTATTCCGGACGCGAAGTGGAAGGAATACGAGAATTATACGGAGATGATTTATCATCGTAGTATAATACGTCTATAACACAAACGAGAATACTATTATTTAGCAACAATAGTTTAGCAATCGTTTAAATGCGACGGTTTTTATATTTATCACTAAATATACAGACTAGATATACAAATATTTAGTAATATGCAAACTCAATATAGAAAGTCAGACATAGTAGATTTAGACAATTTACAAAATACCTATGAAAATACCGAACACGATATTTTAAACGAGTATTCGCCTTTTAATATTAGTGGATTACAACATTATAATCCGATTTACTCGTGTTTTTTTGAATTAAATGATTCCAATGTAGGAAGAACCACCCTAAAACACAAATATGCTATACACGATTTACAAACAGTCGCCGATACCGAAACTGGAGAAATTATACCTAAGGCCGTATTCATAAAGTTCTCCCCCCTATTAGATCCAATCAAGTATATGATTGGTAAATACAATGCATCAGATAATGCTATACGGACATTACCTACACTTCCGAGTAACAGACTGGAGTGTCACCCCAAACTAGCTGATCGTAATAATGCGTCTTATACCGACTGTTTTTTTAGTTATTTGAGTAGCCAACTATTACACCGACATGGATTGGTAAATGCCGTAGATTTCTATGGGTCTTATTTAGGCGTTCAAGAAAAATACAAAATGAATATTTCCGACGATATCGAATATTTATGCACATCGCGATATTTCAATGAGAACGTGGGTAAACTATTCAAGATTTCGGAAGAAATCCCATCCAATGGAAATTATGGTGATGGATCTAGGGGTAATAAACCTCGCCTTAATATTCAAGGTTCTCTGAAAACGCATAATATTTCATTGATAGACTTAGATGTTATTGATATTGAGGGAGGAAAATCCGTTGGTTTTGCCATACAAAGTAGGAAGGAATCTGAGGAAGTATCCCAATATAATAATTATGATGAGGAAAAGAACCGGGTTGAGAATAATACAGGAGAAGTTATTTACGAAAAATCCGGGTCTCATTCATTAACTGAATCTTCCGAATCTTCGAATGACAGTAGCCTTAATTATAGCACAGATGATGACGGAGACGAAGATGAAGATGAAGATGAAGATGAAGACGATAAATCTGGTGGTGAAGACGAAGACGATGAAGGTGAATCTGGTGAATCAGAATCGGATGAATCAGAATCGGATGAATCAGAAGACGAAGACGTATTATTTTCATATATGGACAATTTCCCCATACAAATGATTTGTCTGGAAAAATGCGAAGGAACAATAGACGATTTATTTGAAAAAGGCGCATTATCAAAGAAAGAAGGTGCCGCCGCCCTAATTCAAATTGTTATGACACTTATTGCATATCAACGCGCATTCTCTTTTACACATAATGACCTGCATACCAACAATATTATGTATGTAACTACGGACATGGAGTTTTTGTATTACAAATATAACAAAAAAACGTATAAAGTTCCTACATATGGTCGTATTTTCAAAATCATTGATTTCGGACGCAGTATTTACCGATTTTCTGGTAAGACATTTTGCAGTGATAGCTTCGCCCCCGGTGGCGACGCAGCCACCCAATACAATTGTGAGCCATATATGAATGAGGAGAAGGCACGTTTGGACCCCAATCCCAGTTTTGATTTATGCCGTTTAGGTTGTTCCATCTATGACTTTTTGATCGAAGACGAAAATGAAGAGGATATGGATACATTCCAGAAAACTGTCTATAGATGGTGTTGCGATGATAACCGGAAAAATATATTGTATAAACGGGACGGAGAAGAGCGATATCCCAACTTCAAGCTATACAAAATGATTGCGAGGTCGGTGCATAAACACAGTCCCCAGGCCCAATTGGATTACCCGTTTTTTAGCCAATTCGCGCTTTCTGCGAAAGAAGTCAAAAAAGTGGCGAAAAATGTGGTGGTTATGGATATTGATGAAATACCGTCCTATATGTAGGGCTCTAAAGCTTATACAAAATTGAAATACATATAAATAAATATGTGTATAATATCATATTATACCTAGCTATTTACTTATTATAATTACAACAATGCAAACTACCGAAACTACAACAATGCAAACTGCCGAAATTACCCCATTACCCAGTGTCGAACTCGGCAAAACGGAGTGTTATACCATCGATGATTATTCATTCGGTGGACTACCTCAGGAAACCATTGTCGATTTATTCAAAGACGGGCGCATTTTCTCCCATTTTATAGAAAAATGGTTGGTAAGTAGATACCCACTTATTCATGTAGCCGGATGCAAAGACCACGACTTCGTTGATGCAGGTGACACCACTATTCACTATGACCAGAAAACATTCACAAAGGGTGGATGTAGATACTATGAATCAGGTATGATTGGCGTAGGTCGCAAGTTCGACCTAGAAAAGTTCCAAGAAAAAGCGAAAAATATGATTTATATTATTGTGAGCAATATAGATTTCCCTCATATCCGTGTGAAAATTGAGCGTGGGTCGGATTTGATGCTAAAGTATCCCAAGGGCGTAATCCCACTAAAGGATTTTGTTCCATTCTTTAATTAATTCTTGTTTGCCTATTGATTTTGGACCCACCGTGTTGTTATGATTAAATTGTATTTGTCGTATGTTTGCCATATTTTCCTCAATAGACTTCCCATTTGAAAACTTGATAAAATAATGTGATTGTTCGCTTTTGTTCTCTATAATTGTATCTATAACACCTGCATTTACACCCACACGTCGAAAGGATATATGTGGTTCATCCGTTTTTTTTACAAACGCGTAGTTTATAGGAACCACTGGGTCTTCCAATTGTCTAAATGTCGCACGTTTTTCCCATATTTGAAATACACAGGGCACGGTATAGTCAGTGCCATCTACGGTAAATGATTTGTCCGGAAGGTCGATTTCATAGACTAAATGAAACGCCGGTGGAAATGCTTTTTGCATACTTGTTTTTTTGAAACTTTTCGGCAATATGAAGGAAATAGTATCGCAAAACTCGGCAGACTTTTTAATAAACTTTATAGCCATAGAAGATTGTCGGCCAAACGGGGGATTACCTATAACATGGACCCGGCCAAATGGGGGATTACCTAAGACATGGATCCGACCACTATTCATATGATGAGTAGATGTATAGCACAAATAATCTAGTTGTTGTATTTCCGGATGCCCCGGTTCCAAATCATAGAATGCATAATTGTCCGTCATTTGTTTTATTGCGTCAATGAATGCTCCGCCTCCAGCACTTGGTTCAATTATAAAATCTTCATTGACAGGATTTATATGAGTTCGTATGGCTAGTGCGCATAAATCTACTATTGCCGGTTTTGTATAATATTTATCTATGGTATTTCGATTGAGTCCGACGGTTTGCATAGTTATTGGTCTTTATAAATGGTATATGAATACTATACCATTTATTGTTTATATTAGGTTCAAAATCAATTTTATTGCACGGAATACTTTACAATATAACTAGTCCAGAATCTTTTGACTAGATTTGTCGATATTATTTACAATATTCTCCAGTGACTTCACGTTATCTTCGGCCATAGTATCACCATTGAGAAACTCAATCAAGTTCAGTATGACTTTTATTTTTTCTTGTGTCCATTGATTGTTCAAAGCATTGACTACTTCTGGACAATATAGTGTTGTCATACTATCTTTATGAAAAAGCTTGTCATTATATATATCGTCAGCATAATTAGCTATCAACGTATAATAGTAATTTATACATAGGCGTATAATGGCACAGTTTTTATAGGTTTCCATTAATTTTTCTAAACCTCGTTGAGCACATTTAAAAAGGATTTTCATCCTTGGTGTTTTTTGAACGTATTCTTTTGTGAGGAAATGCTGGCATGCGATTTGTATAGGGTTATACATATATTGCAAATCCGTCTTATTTGTGTTATAGATGTATCTGCATATGGCTTGAAATGGCCCCGGTTCTTGGAAATAGAGCACATTATTTTGGATGCAGATTTTTGTTCCAATTGGTTTATTGCTTAGTATGGCGAGTTTTATAATAACGGTGAGTGGGTCTAAAATAAAATGTTTGGTATTAATGGCACTGTTGTTTTCTGGTAACGTATTGGGATTTATGAATTGGTTCATTTATTGGTTTGTATATAGTTATTTATATACTATATGCAAATTGTTTTTATGTGGATTATTCATTCATTCTTTGAGCAAAAAACGGCTTCAACCATTTTGTAGCTCTGGATAAGGCTCTAGATACAGCATAATCTAATATTAGAGGTGGAACAATTGCATCTGTTAAAACTTGTGCACTCAAATAAACGCGACAATACCCTGCTGGCCTATCGATTGGAACTTCTACGTGCCAAAATCCTTCCGCTTCTTTCACCATAATATTTATTTGGGTTTCATCTAAAATAAACTTTACTATTCGCTCATTGGGTAATACCGTGTGTTTTACATTAGCGCGTAATAAAAACTTAGTCAAGGCAAACTCTGCTAATGTGCTGATCCCATCACTACTTATTATTTTAGAAGATTTTACGATAGGAATCATATTTTCATACATTGCGATTTGGGTTAACGTATCAAACACGACATTCGGAGAACACTTGATATCTAGAACTACTGAACCGGAAACTCTATATCCATCTCTGTATTGTTTTTGAATCATTCCGCCGGCCGCAAGGATCATTTTATCTTGCGCATTTAAATCGGGTAAATTGGTAAGAACCAAAGGTTCCGAAGGTTCCGAAGGTTTCTCCGTAACATCGTATGGTTCTTGAGAACTTGGTAGCAATACATCGCCTGAACTAAGAACTTTTGCATATGATGTATTCGAATATGGATTGCCTTGAGAAATATCAGGCACATTGCATTCACAATTATTGCAGCCATATCTTTGTGTATAGGTTAATGATTGTGAGTATAAAGCAGGTCGTAAGCATTTGGACCAAGTATGAAAACCTAATGCACTAAACAAATATAAAAATGGTAAAAATATAATATATTTTTTGTTGAAAAACATGTAG